GTCAAGTTCAAACCTACCGCTAGGGGTTCTAACGTAGTTCCAATCTAAGACGTTTTCAGGAGTAAACATAGTCACATAAGGGCGAATGTCTTGGGCTAACTCTTCTGCCTTTGTACCTGCGTTAGATTTAGGCTTGTCCATCATTACCCAAACATGACCATAGACGCTTGCCCATATCTGGCACTCACGCATGAACGCATTAAAGCTACGACCCTCTAGGTCACAGTCATCTAGAAACGGTTCTAAGGCTACATTGTTAGCCGCGCTGTTATATGCTCTAGTAGGTGGCACTCGCCATAGGAAGCTAGAATAGATATGCACAATGTTCTTTACGTGATTATCTAAAGGTGTCAGATCAAGTCTGCGGTCATAGTCATCACTAGTTTCTGATATATAGCGCGTTAAATATGCGCCATTAAAGTAATCTTCTCCACCAAGATATGAGCGAACATAGAACTCCCATCGGCTCTCGTATTTATCATAATCAGGGTGTGTTGTATCTGCGTTCAATCTCATCAAGTCCACCTAGTAGGTTGTGGTGTGTTGTATTCTGTGCGAACAGGGAACAGATATTCTACCAAGTAACCAAGGGCATCATTCATATGATCAAACCCATCCTTATTTGGTATGCTCGTTCCTTCTTTGTATGTCTGCCTTTCCAAACTCTTTATAGTCTGCTTACACTTAGGGCTAACAAACAATTTACGTTCACCATTGCTACTTAGTAAACGGCTATTCACTGCATTTATTCTATCTCTAACCAGAGCATGGGACTTCTTGGCTTTCACCGCGAACCCTGCGTTCTGTAAGATCGACAAATCTGTACGACCACCTGCGCTTGTTTTGCGCTGTCTTGATGCGGGATCAGGATAAACAATTATATAACGGTTAGGGTAACGGTCTTTAATCTCCGCAACCATCTCGTCAGTATTAGACCCATACATGACAATCTCGTCAACGGCATACAGCATCTCGCCTTTACGTACACTGATTACGGCTGACATGGGATCTAAATTGAAATCCATACCAATATGCAAAGTACCTTCATCGCTACAATCAGCGACAGATAGTTCTCTACTAAACGCATAATATATCAAACCGCTGTAGGTAACAAACTCTGCACAGTATTCTTGATTAAATGTACGCTCATCTAGGTCTATTCTAGCCGCTTCAACCTCTGATTCAGGAACATTGCCGCCTTCTAGTGTTGTATATTGAAAACTAGCCCAACCGTCTGCACCATTCATTCCACTAGCCCACAAGTCATAAAAATGATTACGGCCTTTAGGTGTTCCGATAAATAGTGCTGATCCTTGCCTATCTGATAAAGATGGACGTATAACCTCATACCATGCTTCTGGACGCATATCTGCGAATTCATCTAGCACAACAAAGTCTAATGCTCGGCCTCTCAAATTGTTAGGCTTTTCTGCACCCTTTAAGCTAATGACAGAACCATTAATTAATTTAAGCGTTAATGCGCTTTCATTTGACTTAATGATGTACTCATCTGGGATGGTATGTATCAGCATATCCCAAGCAATCTCTTTAGCCGCTCCGTAGGTCGGTGCTACATACCAACAATTCTTATTTTTTCCAGAGGTTGCCGCTTTAAGAAGTTCTGTGACGGATAGATGAGTCTTGCCAAATCTACGCCCTGCGACGCAGTTGCGAAAACGAGCAGGATTACAAAATATCTCACTCTGTGGGGGCGTGAGTTGCATTGCCATCCACTATGATATTGATAGGCGGTATTTCTTGTACATCTGCTTCTGTTTCTTTCCAACCTGCTTGAGTTTTAAGGTAAAAAATATTAGCCGCTACATTACCTGCTTTAGCTAATTGTATTAAGTTAGAACCCATACTGGCGCACTGTCTTACCCTTCCTTTTTTATAAGCGTCAGAAACTTCTGGCTGTCGTTCCTCTATTGCTCTTAAAGTTGTTTCAGAAATGCCAAAGTAATCAGCTATCTGGCCTTTAGTAAGTACAGCCGCCAATGCTTCAAGTTGAGTAATTTCCTCGTCAGTAAACTCTATTATGGGTCTACCTCCACCATCACCTTGATTACCTTTCTTCACTTCTTATAGTCCTCAGATATAATCATAGGGCATACATTATTCCATTTAACCCTGTGATGTAACCTTCGATTGGTTACGCCCATTTCATTAATTGTTACGCAAGAAGGCGCGTACATTACGCTGTAAAAACTTTTAACGTATGTACCTAAGTCCAAATATATGTCCGTCAGCCCACCAGACCCTGCCTGCGTTTGTTTTTGCTCAAGACGTATTCTAGGTACTGTTATAAATAAACTGCCTCTCAAGCCGTTTTCAGTGTATAAATTAACATCTTCATTAATTCTACCCATAAACTTAAAAGGTCGATCAGTAGAACAGAAAAAACTATTCATTACCTTTCTAGAAAACTTACCTTCACGATGCAAGCTTGCAACCTTAGACCCTTCACCGCCAATAAAATCGCCACCTTGTGACATGGTTATTGTTTTTGCTTCTGAAGATATATAAAAATTAAGCATAGCTTCAATAACGACATCAAGATTATTAATTAATATATTTTGTGTAATATATTGTTTTTGGTTGTTAAAAGTATATCTAAATTGAGTATAGTCATCGTCCAGTTGTAAAAAATATTTAATTCCTAACTCTTTTGCTACAACAAAATTATAGTTTCTAGCATATACGACTGAATTTCTTTGAGTAAAATTATCACCACTATCCGTTATTGCAATAGCGGCTTTTTTAGGAAACACAAAAACTTGACTTCCAAAGTTTTGTTTATAGGTATCTGCTTGCTTGTCCTCGTCATCAACCATAAGAACAATTCTGCCAGTATATCCTTGCTTTTTTAACGTCTTAACTGTATCAACGTTATTTGCCCTGCCATGGGTTAAGATAAAAACTGCAAAATCAGTTCTATCCTTCATCTGGATATTCCTTTGTATACTGCTTAGATATAGCTTCGGATAATTTCACATAGCCTAGCTCAAGGGCTTTATCAAAATCTATAATAACCAACGCGCTATTTTCCATTAACTCTTGGCATTCTTTGCTTGCGTGTGCATAATAATTAGCAATACTTTCAAAATTAAGTACTGTATGCCTTCCTGCGGCTAACATTAAAAAGTCTTTTTCTGATTGCGGTAAATTTGCATTTTTTATTTCTTCTACCAACTCAAAAGTTCTTGCATCGTCATACAGATCGGTTATATCTGGTTTCTCGCCTTTTGGTTCATAGGTAGGTATTTCTACCTTTTTGGTATATGCATCGTCACCAAAGCTATCCAGTGCTGTTTCACCTAATATTTCAAGCATTTCCTCTTTATCAAAACCTAATAAAGAAATGTCAAAACCATCATCAGACAGCATATCAATTTCCACCTTAAGAAGTTCATCATTCCAACCTGCATTTAGAGCAAGTTTATTATCCGCTATCACGTATGCTTTTCTCTGCGCCTCTGTAAGCCCTTCTAGCGTAATAGTAGGCACTTCATCAAGACTAAGCAACTGCGCGGCTTGTAGACGACCATGCCCTGCGATAATACCGCCATCATGATCTATCAAGATAGGATTAGTAAATCCGAATTCCTTAATGCTTGCCGCTACTTGTTGTACTTGCTGTTCACTGTGAGTTCTTGAGTTGTTTACGTAGGGGACAAGTTCCCCAGTTGACTTGTACTCTATAGAAAGCATTAGACCTCAGTACCGAATAATTCTTCGGATAATGGTTGTGGGATTATAGGTTCGGGTGGCGGTTCATTTAATCTAGAATCGACTTCTTCACACCAGTTAATGATCTCAGCCCTGAATTGTTGCCTGTTGTACTCAGCATAGCCAAGAGTCTGAGTGATCTGATCTATCTTATCAAGCAAATCAAACCACTCTCGCTTGTAAACTTCATTGATTTTGGTTACTAATTGCAACTCCATACTATCACCTGTATGTAATTAGTTGCCGTATTGTACTATAAATTACTAAAAGTGTTAATTAAATTCATCTTTGGCTATAGCGCATAGGCTAATAACGCAAAAAACTATCATGTATAGAATCATAAATGCCTCTCTGGTTGGTGGAGGCGCATTCTATACAGGTTAGCTTATGATCAATAATGCTATTTAATCATCTGCGATATGCATTAAATTAATAGTCCGTTCCGACCACCAGTGGACTAATCTGGCTCAAAGGGCTAGGGGAAGCCACGGTCTATTTGTTTCTCTCTTCCCATCGTTTCTGTGCATCTCTAACTATGAAATATGATCCCCTCATTAAATAAGCAAGGATAAAAATAAATGTCACTGTTCCTAGAAAATCTATCATCTTATTGCCCTCTCTCATAACCTGCGAATGGCTCTGGCTCAGTTTGATTAACCCTGTCATAAGAATCCTGCACTAATTCTCTTAGCGTTGATTCTAGGCTAAGGTAGATATCATCCCTAATAACTGCTGATATGCTTTGACTTGCAGAGTTGGTATACAGTTCGTGTATAAAATCCTCTGGGTTAATTAATACTGGCGGTAGTATATCATCCCACCAAGTTTTCATATTTAACAAAAAATGGTAGCAGATACTGTCTTTATGAGTGTCGTTTAGTTCCATAACG